TCCATAAAGTTAGATTAAAATACTCTGCTACTGGTACATAATAATATGGATGTTGCAGCACTATATATTGTGGTATATAGACAGCAGTAATGGTTAGTTCTTCTACTGTCTTATCTGGAGTAGTATCATCTATTACTATAACCGTGTTTAGCTCAGGTATAGACCAAATGTGTGCATTTGTAGTATTCATCCGAGTAACTAAAAGAGGTAGATCTATAAAATATGTAATGGAATAAGTTTTAATTTGTAGTGGTTCAGTGTCTTGCGCTGTTGTCAAACCAATAAATATAAATAAGAATAATAGTATTAGTTTCATGCGAGATTAAATCGTTAAATAATTATTTAATCAATTTATACCTAATGGTTTTCCATTTCTTCTATCCATTCCTGATCAAGGGGCATGCCTTCTTTTTCACATGTGCGTATAGTGCAAAGGTATGTACGAACAACTTCTTCGTGTTTATTATCGTCTTTGTTGCGACTCATCGCAACTTGAGCTACATGAATGCGCTCTACCCAATCTCGCCACTCTGGAGATAATTTTGCAAGATATTGCTGAAATTGTTCGTCTTCCATTTAATGATTAAATAGTTTAGAATTATTTAATCAAATTATACTTCGGGAGGGGGTTTTTCATTTACATCATACCACACTCCAATACCAGTTGCCATAAGTTCTTGTTGTAATAATTTGAAAGCGTAGGGTATTTTAATTTTGGATATTTTAATATTTTGGTTACATCGCTTACATTCAAAGGTTTTATTTTTAAGATTAGCAATAGCAATGTTACCACATTCATCACAGACATACATTTCATAACCATCTGAATTGTTTACAAGACGATCTATTAAAAAGTTTGATGCACCATGAGAAATTGTACACCATGCTTCCATTTCACCCATCCTAAAGCCACCACCCCGTTTACGTCCTTCAACTGGTTGATGCGTAAGTGTTTCACGTGGACCGTATTGATCTCTGCTATGAATTTTGTCATCAACCATATGCTTTAAACGTTGGTAATAGGTTGGTCCAATAAATATTTCACAGGGCATTCTTTCACCAGTCATTCCATTTATCATTGCTTCATCGCCATAACGTTTAAATCCTACTGCTTCTAATTTTTCATAGATATCTTTTTTCGAGAAATCAGGATTAAAGGGTGTACAATCGCCAGAAACGCCGTATAAAGCACATACTTTAGCTAAAATACATTCAAGTGGTTGAGCTACTGTCATTCGTGATGGAATTGCGTTAGGATTCATAATCATATCAGGGGTAATACCAGAGCCTTCGCAAAATGGCATATCGGACTGTCTTAAAGTCATACCAATAATTCCTTTTTGAGCAGAGCGACTATTCCCAGTCCACACAGTTTTGCCATTGCGACGAACATAAAATATACCTGTTGGGACTGTTAGACAATATACTTTTCCTTTGTATGGAACATATTTCTCTTGTTGTATTTTCTGCATATGTACATGTCCGTGATTGATTTGTGGGCTATTTTTAGTTCTTACTATGGATACTCGCCAACTGTTTGCGTTAGTTTTTACTTCTTTTTCTCTGATTGTAACAACATGACCAGCTTCTTCTCTTAAATATTTATTTCCGGACCAACCAGCATGAAGCAAAAGTCTTTGAAAATCATCAGCTAATCTGGATGAACTAGTATAATAGCTCCATCCAGATTTGCCATTCTTCGGAATGTGACCATCACCTCCCAACATCCCGCTTATCAATAATCTACACTGAGCTTGACTAAGATCCCAAACCCACAAAGGTAAATACTTATTGATCGCGCCTACACTAAGGGGGTCAAGATACATAGCAAGTTGTTTGTTCGATATGCGGATTTTATCTTTATATTGATAACCATGATATCCAAGTTTATCTAAAAGTTGCAATATTTTCTTAATTCCGTTTTCTTTTGTTTGACACAGTTGGGTTTCATATCTAACAGTCTTGCGTCCTCGCTCAGTACGATTATTTTTTACCACCCATCCCTCGGCCATCCACCATCCGAAAAACTCTACCCATGAATCCATATCTTTTATTACACGCTCAGGATATTTTCCGCACTGTGGTAACGTCAAGATATATGAGTTGTTATTATTGATGACATTCTTACTAAATCTTACTCTTTTCCCCTTTATGTTTTGAGCTTGTATCAACTCATAATTAACACCTGAACGTTTCTTTACATACATTCGGTGGTTAGGAGTAGTGAAAAGATCAATCTGTTGAGTTTTAATACTGTACATATCGCCTTCATAATTATATTGATGAGTCTGGGAGGGTAGAGAATAAACTAATTTTCCTTCATCAAGACATGCAATCTCATGTTCTGTTGTTACGTCTTTGATCCCAATCCAACCCTTATCTGTTAGGACCTCGTGATCGTCTGTCAAACAGGCTAATTTATCTCCAATTTGTGGGACTCTGGATTGTCTAGTTTTAACTTTCATAGTCCGGGAAGAGTCTTCATTTAAGGTAAGAATAGCTTCATCTACAAATGCGGTACCAATAGGGTTAACATGATAAAATTTGGACCAACTTGTTTGTTCTTGGACAGATAAGTTTTCCCATAAACGTTTTAAATAGATTTCAGTGGCTGCATCTAGTGAAAAATCTTCTTCTAATTCTTCAAGTTCTTCAGGTGTTAAAAGTTCTTCAGGATTTTCTATTATTTTAGTTTCTACCAAGTGTCTGTTTCGTGTTGAAAAGGTTTGATAACCGTCTAATATTTGTGGTGTAACTGTATGATCTTCCATACCATTAGCTTTTAATACAGCAGAGGCATCTCGAATAGTGTCTGGATTTTTAGACACTTTACCAATAATTATATCTTTCTTTTGAAGGGGAATATTTTTGGGTGGTACTCCGTCTTCAGACAATTTTGAATATCCCACAAGTCTCACTTCTCTCACTGATAATTTTTCAGGTTTACGAATCTCATCACTATTATTACCTCGTTTTTTATTTGATTCACTATAAGTAGAATAAGCAACACTACGTAATAAACCTCGATCTAAACTACTTTGATTAAGTATTACTGAATCTTCTTGATTGTAGCCGGTATAACTACAGATAGCTACTATTAAATTTTGTCCTGTTGGCAAGTCTTCCATACCCATTAATCGCATAATATTAGTATTGACTAGAGGTTTTTGAGGATAACATAAAACATGTGCTGTGGTGTCAAAGCGTTGTAAAAAGTTTGTTGCATAAATACCCAATGCTTGTTTACCCATTGCAGATTGAAATAGATTTCTTGGGGAGTTATGAACACAAAATCCGTCGCCACTCAAAAAGCTCTGATTTGGCGAAGCTGTTGTAATGTCTGCTATTCTGACGTTATTTACAACTATTTTGTTTGAAAGCGGGAGGAAAATGGTTGTACACGTTTCAGACAGTTTAATATGTTTCATCCAGTATTCAATACTTTGATTATAAGTTAAAAGCGGTAAACCAATAGTTTTACCATTCAGTTTGAGGTATTTTCTAAGTTCATGAATATTCAAGTGTAAAATTTGAGCTATTATACCAGGCCTATTATTTTCTTTTAATTTTCTAATCTTTTTTATAATTTTTTTGCGTGAATCAAGTAGTTTTTCAAGGTATTTTAAATATTCTACTACTTTTCCACTTTCAGAATTTTTATGAACATCATATCGATATCCAACAGTTTCATAATAACAGATTAGGTTTTTTCGAGCATTAGATATTTTATATGCCACTTGTACCATATTATCTTTAGTTTTAATAGGTTGTATATGTGTTTTAATATTAAATTCTGTTAGTAAGTTGGTACATTGGGTCATAAATAGTTTCATACTATCTTGATATTCTATTTGGGTGACTTTTAAAGTTTCTCCTATTACAAAACCCATACTCCCTCTATTTTTTGGACGATTCCACTGAATTTTACACCCATCCCCTCCTTGAAATCCAGCTAAAAACTCTCGCTTTACTAATTTGGTACCGTTTTGTACCCACTGGGGTACTTCAGGAACCTTAATATGACTTCTTTTACCAATAAATCTTCCCAATGCAACTAGGAATGCAGGAAATACACCACTCTTTTCAAAACGATGAGTTTTACCATACCCATTATTTCTATCATCAAATCTATGGTGTACGTTTGTAAAACCAAGATATGTGTAATCTTGAACAAACATATTAAAAGAAGATATATGACCAAAATCGGCACTTATTCGTACTGTACCCGCGTCATTTATACCTAACCAACAATCTGTTAAAGCAAAGCCATATAAGCGTGAAATAATACTAAGTTTGGAGTAATCATTATAAAGTGGTAGTAATCCTATTTGTTCAAGTTGATCTGCATATTGTTTAGGACATCTAATATTATTTTTGCTACAATTTTGTATAAATGTACTCTTATCCATAACAAGTGTACGCGTATTGCATGTATCAGGCATTGGTTTCGGTTCTAATGTAATTCCAACCATTGGAGCATCTGCATCATTAATAGTTGCCACAGGTATATTTTCTAATTGAACCCATCCTTTATTAGTCATAAAATGATGATCATAGGTTGCTGTTATAGTTCTTCCAGAGATTGTTGTCGCTTTATATATTTTTTTATTAGTTTTATTTGTGTAAACCTGTACAATATTGGTCTTGCTCAATGCATGTGTTTTAGGATTAAATGTTATAACTTCGTCTCCAACCATTACATCTTTAATTGCTTTTTTTGTTCCATTGGCCATGTACACTGGTTCGTCTTCAAATATACATTGGTTGTGATCTGGAAAGGGAATAACACTAGCTGATACTCCTAACATTAAACAAGGATGGATAAGAGAATGAGTGTGTCGTTTATTTAGTTGCCATGGTTTAGTGGATATATAGAGTGTTTCTAATTCAGCTGAATCTAAATATTCAACAATTCCAGCATCTAATAAATCTGCCCATCTATAACTTGTATTTGAAATTTTCTTAATAAATCCATTATCCACCACAAAAAATGGTGTTATTAACCGTCCTTCATCTGTATATATACGAACTCCTTCTTTATTTTTACTAATTGAAACTTCATAACTAATTTTCAATTCACTACGTTTCTGTCTTAATTTATTTACCAAGGTATCAGGATCTTCAACTATGGCTAACCAACTGCCATTAATAAATACTTTTGTCCAAGTCTGGACAATTAAATCTGGTTCCTCTAAATGTTCCAATAGTTGTATATTAAATGTACGCAACCAGTCAAGTATAATCTCTCCTGCACACCCAACTGTAACTTTAGTACACATTGCCATATTTTTTATCAACCCTGTAGTTTGTCCTTCTGGTGTTTCAACTGGGCAAATAAAAGGAAATTGGGATGTGTGCAAATGTCGTGGTGCAATAATTTTATTATTTTTATCAGCGGGAGTATGAATTCGTCGTAAATTACTCAGGGTTGATAGTAAATTATGTCTATTAAGAAGCTGGCTTATTCCAACTTTGGAATTCTTTACTGTTTTAGATGCAGACCAATTACCAGTAGCAAAGGCCTGTTTTAAAGTATTTGTAATTTTGCTTTGAAAAGCCAATGGAACATTTTCACGTTTTCTTTCTAATATTCCTTGTGCCTCTCTCAGAGTCTTCTTCCAAACACTTTTAAACAAATTATTAATTAAATTCCCTGCTGTATCGACTCTTTTTTTGCCATAATGATCTCTGTCATCTGGTACACGGCGTCCAATAGCTGTAGCTAATAGCTGATATGTCATATAGCCCAAATAATACGGCTTGAGCAAATAAGGCACATTCTGAAACAGTTTTGTTTTTAAATACATTTTTAAGAGGTCTAAACGCCGTTCTTTATGTGTTGAACTAACATATGTGGATAAATATTTCAGTGCATCATCTTGGGTTTGGACGGCTGTGGGTATAGTTAGACTTGGTTGTAATAGGGCTATAATAGGTATATCATCTTCACGACACACATAAGCTATCATTTTTTTAATGTCAACAACTCCTAGTGCCATAAAAAGTAGGCCATGGAACACTATCTGTAAAGTAACGAGAAAGTTCAATATAAAGTCTAGCGTCTTCACCTTTATGAAGTTGTGGTAAGGTTAAACGTAAGTATGTGGTGGTAATATTAGGCTCCAAGTGTTCTGAATATGATTTTACTTCGGCTGACCAATCATATATACGCGTTTTCCCTGATGGTGCCTTTGTTGAATTCTTTTTACATTTAAATACAAAAAGCTCATTATGAGCCATTCTGTCCTGACTCATCAGGACTTTTTCATTACCACCAATGATAAAATAGCCGCCGGGGTCATGAGGACATTCTTGATTATTAATATATTTATTGGGATCACTATTGTAAAGACTGCAAAATTTGGATAATACCATAATTGGTATAGCCCCGATATACACTTGATTAAATTCTTCAGTATTTTCTACTTTATTATCATCATCATCAGACAGTGTAGACTTCCTAATATCCACATAGATGCGAGTTAAATAATTTAAATTTCGGATTCTACATTCATTTGGACGTAATTTACGTTTAGCACCATTTGGTTCAGTTATTTTAGGTGGATTAGAGATTCTAACATCTTCAAATGTTAATAAATAACGTTTATTATTCTTTTTATAGTTTAACTCTGAATCAGTTATAATAGCACCTAGTTTAAACGAGATGAATTCGTTAAATGAATCAAGTTGATGTTCTGTTAAGGTATGCTCCTTAAAAAAGCAGTCGATAACATCCCAGCTGTAAGGTATTATATCCTTTTTAGTTAAAATATGTTTAGTTAAAAATTGATGAATATCTAGCCATGGCTTGGTTTTAATATCCATATTAATCACCTAATTTATATTATGTGATTTTGATTAAAATCAGTTTTATTAAAATTGATATTTAAAGTTAAATAAAGGTATAGTTAAATGCATATTAAATTACACAATTTTAGATGTCACAAGAGCAGTGAATTTACATTTTCCCCTACAGATACCGGATTAATTTTATTATCTGGTAACTCAGGCTCCGGTAAATCTACAATTTTAAAAGCTATTATTTATGCATTATTTGGTAAACTTAGGAAACCCTATACATTTGGCCAAAAAACTTGTTCAGTAACTTTGACATTTCAGGGTATGACTATTTATCGTAGTTCTAAACCAAATAAACTAGTAGTTAACGATGACTTAGAAGACTTGGCTGCTCAAGAACATATTTATACGATGTTAGGCATGAATTACGACGAATTTATGGTATCTAGTTATGTGCCACAAAAAAATAATTCAAGTATATTATCTCTTGCACAAACAGAACAATTACGCTTAATTCAAGTATTAGCATTCAATAATACTAAACATACCCAGTATAAACAAAGCCTTAAAACGTTTGTTAACCAAAGTTCTGATAGTTTAATTAAAGGTAGAACTCAACGACAAATGGCTATTTCTGAAATTGAACAAATTCATAATACTTTAACACGAGTAAAGTGCCCCTTAAAAGGTGAAGATAAAGAACAAATTATAGCTGTGTATTGGAGTAGATTAAAAAAATATAACAAGCATATTAATAAACTATTAATTAAGAAAGAGAAATTACAAGAAAAAAGAGGCCAACAAGAACAGATACATAATAATATTTCAGCATTAACAGACAAATATAATTTAGTCAATAAACAACTTCAATCTTTAGAATTAGAACAAGAAAAATTACAGACACTTAATCTAGCCTTTCCAGAAAATATAGTCGAATTAATTGATGACACTGCTATGCAAATGAAATATTTGTCTAAACAATCTAAATTAACTAGTTTAGAAAAACAATACAAAAAGGCCCACTCACTCGAAGTAACTGACACCACTGCTAAAATAACTAAATTAAAACGCAATATATGGCGATTTAATGGTAAAAAACGCAAACAACCTCTAGCTGAAACTGAATTAGATCAATATAAGGAACAATCCCGTCAATTAACGAGTTTTACTAGTCTCCTTCATTCATTAGAGTTAGAAGAGAGTACAACGTACTTGGTGGTGGGGACATTTCTAGCAACAGAACTAAACGAGTTGGACATTAAACAAAGTAAATTAACAAAGGCAATTGAAAGACAAAATCTAGAAAGCAGTGTATTGTATTGTCCTGTATGTGAGGCACCCCTCCAATTAACACAAGATACCTTGGTGCATATGGAAGAATATAATTGTGATCACAAATTAACTGGTCCAAATATTGGCGAACTTACTATACAATTACAAGACACTAAAGACCAACACAGAAATATTGTAGTGTTACAACAACAATATGCCCAAATACAACAAGCCAATACTCTAGTATCTTTCCATATATTAGAAAAAAATATTCGCTCAACACAACGATTTATTGTGAATAATATTGCAAAAGAAGAAGAATTAAGTCAATTAGAAGCCCTATTAAACAATGATGTATTAAACGCAGCATTAAATGTTATACAGGGTAAAATTAAGAATAAAACCGAAAGTTTGGAGGCTTTGAGCACTTATAAATGTAATCGTAAATTAGTAGATATTGAAGAAGAATATCACAAACTAAAACATCAAAAAGAGGGACATCAAACTATTATTGATAAACTTGCTAAAATAGAAACTGAAATTCAAATACATACTGCGAATCTTGTACATTATACCGAAAGTTTGGATAAAAACAAAAAATTGTTAAATACAGTAGATACAACTGCACAGATTAGTGAACTAAATAAAGATATTAAAAATTGGAGAGAAAAGCAACATAGTGATGAAGCTATACGTGAACAAGTTGAAGAATACATGGAATATATAATGAGAAAAAAAGTTCTCCTTAAATGGGAAGAAAAACTTCAAAAATATGAAGATTTAGAAAAAATTGCTGAACTTAAACATACTGCTGCCTTGACATTAAAAGCAAAATATATTCAAGCCGAAATTATAGCTATAGAGACTACTATTAATACAATTAACCAACATACACGCTTTTATTTAGATAATTTCTTTACAGACGATCAATTATCTGTTAATTTAGAAGCTGTACCAGTACGCAAAGGTAATAATTTAAAAATCAATAATAGTATAATATATAAAAACAATGAATATGATAATATAAATCAATTATCAGGGGGAGAATTTGATAGATGTACATTAGCCAGTATTTGCGGGATAAATTCGTTATTAAATTCACCAATTTTAATATTAGATGAATCGTTATCAGCCTTGGATTCTTCTACGAATACTGAAATAATACATTTTTTGCATCATCTTGCAGAAGATAAATTAATTTTAGTTTGTTCACATGAAGCGGTAAAAGGAATTTTTGATGAAATTATTGAATTGTAGGATATTTTATTATTTATTAGTAATGAATTGCCTTTTAATATTAGTAGTATTAATATTTATAATTTGTATTATAATTTGGACACTAACATCAAATGAAAAATTTCAACTTAGTCAAGTGATAGGTGGTCGCAATCGCGAAGGTGGTGCCGCAATGTTACGTGGCGACCTTCCTATTCAACCTGTCCAGCAATCTTGGTTTAATAGTCAATATGGTCCATCTGGCTTAACACCAGGGTTCTTTCAACAACAATATTAAATAAATGTTTTTTGTTTATTTAATAATTTAACTTGTATATTCAGGTTTAACTGTGCGTACAGTTAAACTAATACGTGTACCTCGAACAACTCTTTTATTGTCAATTATATCTGATTTTCTTTTTTTAATTTCATGGGTCCAATCATAACGTGCTTCACCTTCAAATACAACTAAATCTCCCGGATTCAATACTACTTCCATTTTATCACTTTTATCTTTAATGTTTTTGAATTCCATAATTATTGAACAACCTAGACTTAATGTCGCAATTTCATTATCAAATATTATACCATGATCTCTATGTGCACCTATACCTTGTCCTTTTTCATATTTGTTAATAATCCATTGATTTGGTTTACTACTAAGTTTACCAGCCTCATATAATGCATCTGTTATACATTTTATATAAGTTGGTGGAGGTTTACCTTTTTTTAATATAGCTGTTCTTGGTTCAGACAATTTATAATCGTAAATATATCCATAGTGTTGAACTTGTCTATTTAATACATTTGACCAAACCTCACTGTTAATTCTATCAAATAAGACTTTATTTACATTATCAGGCAATAGTTTATGTTTTATAATACCTGTCGGCATTTGAGCCTTGGTAGAAACAGATCTATGTAATTCTGTATATAGATCTTCCAATGTTTGCTAGCTTTTGTACATCTTTTATAGAGTATTGTTGTATATCCCTTAAGAATATGTCCATTATATATTAATAAATATAAAATATATTAATCAATTTTTAGGTGTATTTTACCTGTTTTAGACTATTCTGAATCACTATAATGTACTTCGTCTCCATCTGAATCCATAAATACTGTACCATCCACACTTAAATTGACACCGCCTACTAAAACTGTATATACAGACCCTTCTAACTCTGTACTATACTCTATTGTAATAGGTACACAGTCATCAAAATAATCCGATGTATCCCATGATGCATAAATAATAGTATTATACGGTACAAGAGACTTTGTAGGTGTATATTTGGAGTTGCATTTGAGTGCATTTGCAGGAGCAAGAATATCAACCCCTTTTTCAGTAACTTTATATTTGTGAAATTTTTTGGATCCATACTCAATAGTATCATCAGTGCGGTACATAATACATGCAACAATAACTTTTTCAACAAAATCTTCAACACTTGAAAAATCTTCTAAACCATAGTATCTCATTCTCAATTCTTATTATTTGATTGCAAAATAATAAGAAACTCAATTTACTCCTTTTACGTACTTTAGTAAGAATTATGTGGTTTTTATATCCTAAAAACTCAGCCTGCTAGAACAGCGGTGATATTATCATCTGATCCCTGTTTTAAAGCGAAATTTACTAACACTGCTGCATTAAACTGTGTGGCAATATGATACATGAAATGATTGGTTATGGCTTTGTTATAACGTTGCATTTCATATATCCCATCTGAAAACATTAGTACAGGTCCAGTTAAATTATCAAGGTCTGTCCAATATATGTCTGGTACATATGATACGCCTGGATTTACATCTCTGTCTCCAAAAGCTCTAGTTACACTTAATATTCCATTTAAACGCTTATTTGTAATTTTACCATTAGCTTTACCAATACGCTCAATTTCAATGGGTGAGTCAGGATCATGATCATAAGTGCAAAAAAAGTCAGTTCGAATGGTTGATATATTGCTTGACCCAGAGAACTCCCCCTTTACATTAAATTTAGGAGCCATGAAATAAATATAACTTAATTTTTTTAGGTGTAGACAGGTTCGTGAATCACCGACATTAAACACAAATAGAGTTTTGTTACACGCTACAATACCTGTTAAAGTACTTCCGGTTGTATTATTTTGATTCTGTTCACCCCAATCCATGATAATTGACCTCAAGCTTTCGGCAATTATCTTATTACATTCATTTTTATTTAATTTAGTAGTAATAAGAGCAGGTAATTGTTTAGATGTTAATTCTGCTGTATTTTTACCACCGTGGCCATCACACACCATTACTACAGTAATATTATTATCATTTAAATATGCATATCTATCTTCCATATAATCTCTATTACCCTGTATGCTTTTAGCAGATAATAGTTTCATATTATACTAATTAAATATTCCTTTTAAAATATATATAATCTTATTATAAGTTAAATATGTTTCAATTGTTAATGAACCAACAATTCATTCCAGTGATAGCAGTAGTTGTAGCTGCTTTGTTATTAATGTTAGTCAGACCAAGTTTTTTGGTTAATGATAGTAGCAATACTAAAACACCGTATTGTCTTAATGCGTGGTGGACAAGTTTGGTGTTAGTCGTAGTAGGTGGGATAACGTTTTATGCTGTCAATAGCACACAACGTCCGTCAATTCTTTTAACTTGATTTAATCGAATTTAAATCAATGTAGTAGTTATTACATTGATTTAATTGTTATTACTTTTTTTTGTAAAATAAAATTGTATAATTGGAAGACCAACTTTTAGTTGATTAAATGTTGTATTCTGGGACAAAAAACTTTGGATTCGTTTCCATATTGGTGAAGGGGTAGTAGTAAAAATATATGATCTAAAAGTCTCTTCTTTCAGCCATTGAAGAGCCATATTTTCATTATATTTTTTTTTATTAGGTAGTTGTTGTTGATTGGCTATAAAATTTAAAGGTGCATCTTTTATCCATTTAGGTGGCACATATACAAAAAATATAACTGTATCCTTTTCTGCATTAATCACTGTAATAGAGGTATTTAGTACAGTACTATGCAAATCTGTAAAAATTTCGCATGATTCTTCAGTAAATTCTCTCCATGCAGCATCTAAGAATGTCTCTTTTGATTTACAACCTCCTCCGAAATCAGATAAATCACCAGTGCGTCTGTCAACGGCCAATAAAAAATAAATTTTATTATTAAACAGAGTAAATGGTATTACACCAGCCCTCTTCTTCAAATTAGGTATCGTAGTGTCACCAATATCTATATTCTTTCCTAGGACAAGCATTGAGAATGTTGTTACTTTTAGAGTATTTTTTTTATTAAATCAATTTTCTATATATTTATAGAAATACAGTCTCTAATAAAATGTGTACGATTAATAAAGACTTGTATCTCTACTTTTTAACATCACCAAACGTTCCCGCCTGTTTTGATACCTTTATTTCATTAGATAAACAAGGAACTGTAGCGCATGTCTTTAAAACAAGTATTACAGTAGGTTTGCCCAATCTTCAAGAGTATTATATTGTTAAAAAACAAAGTATCAATAAATCAACTATTCATGAAAAAAATATGTTAAAAAGTATAAGTATTGACATGTTAGAGGGAAATGCCCCCTTATGTTTCCCGTTTTTATATTATACTTATACTGAAAATCACGAGATTTACATGATATTTGAACCATGCATGTTATCTCTGGCACAGTTAATTTATCGACCAACTATAAAAGAAAACCTTAAATGGTGGGTTAATTGTTTGTATCAATTAAGTATTGCTATAGCATATTTAGAAGCAAAACAAATTAATCACAATGATTTAACTTACAAAAATATCATGTTTAATGTGGTCAATGGTGCTTATTTACTAACTGTAATAGATTTTGGGTCAGCTATACAAGGACAAAATAATTATATTAATTTACCGACCTTTATTTTGGGTCGAGATTTAAATTATTTTTTATACATGTTAATATATGATGGAACAAACAAATATTATTTCCCCAGAGAATTAGGGGAAAAATTATTTAAATTTATCCAATGGGAAAAAAAACAAAGATATAACAGAGAAACTCAATATAGTCATGGTTTACGCAGAGTTAATATTGAAACACAAAATATTAGTACAAGTGGTCAAGCTATTTCAGAGTTTTTATGGCAACAATATTCTTTTTTAGCTGATCATCATATTTCAGATATTGATCGAATTTATGGAATAGGCTTGGGAGCAACCATAGGTAATGCATTTGGCATGCCTGTAGAATTTGATTATACTTATACTAATTCAATTAAACGCTTAGTTAATGGAACACGCTTTGGCGTAAATTTACCAGCTGGTACCTTTACAGAGGATATACACTTATCCTTGGCCATTATTGATGCAATTTTTACAGATAATTGTGTGGTTTCATCCACTATTGCTGGACAATTTAAAAAATGGTACAATACCAGCCAACATATAGGAATTTTAGCCGCTCTAACTGAAGATGGTCAAAATTGGAATACAATAGCCAATGATTTATATATAAATAATCCTCAATCTGCATCAAATGGCGCTATAATCAGAGCATGGCCTATCGCTTTATTTAATTATAAGAAAACTATATCAATCGTTATCGAGGATACAATTAAACAGGCACAAATTACTCATAAAAGTTTAGATGCAATCTACTCTGCAGTATTTGTTGCATGTTTACTACATAAACTAATAAATAACTATAATTTAAATAAAGCTATTGAAGAATCACTTGAAATTATAAAACCAAAAATTAGCACTGATCTATATACTACCATCAATACAGCACATCGACAACCCTATCATACATTAAAAGGTGGGTTTGGTTGGGTAAAGGAGACACTCAGTGTAGTAATGTGGTCCATTCGTAATACTAATAGTTATCCTGAAGCTATAATAAAAGCAACCTCTGTTCACGGAGATACAGATACTAATGCAGCTATTACAGGTGCTATAGCTGGAGCGGTATATGGTTATAACAATATACCTGGACAATGGCTAAAAATATTTAATGTGCCAAATAAATATAATTATTGGAACGACAGTCAAGTTAATGTTGAGAGAATGCAAAGTATAATAAATAAATTATGTGATCTTAAACAGTAGCTATATACGTCCATTGGAGTTCATTACAGATTTGTTTCCACATTTGATCATGTTCAATCATTTTTTCCCTGGTTTTAAGTATATAGAAATCTTCTTCTTTACAAGCGAACCGTAATTTCTGTAATAGTTTATACAAGACAAATTGACCGTTTAAAAAATTAGTTCTCTCTTCAGGTTTAATACGCTCATATACAGGTTCAATTTCATCGAATAATTTAAATAATTCGGATTCTAAATGACTAATATTATGAGGTTTACTTTTAGTAATTTCACAATAAATGAGTATAATATCTTCGTAATGCTCAGAGTGTTTAGTTGCCTTTAAAAATTCATAAATATGCTCTTTTGTGATTTGTTGTATTTGCAATTCATGTTTATCAATCTTATCCCATAAATCACGGTAAACAGTTTCAGAAATACTTGTATTTTGTTTAGCTTGAAATTTTTTAATCGACTCTCCAAAATGAGAACGTTTATCATAAACATACCGTTGGGCCGAATTAATTCTGTTGTTATCAAGATAACACGCAACTGAAGCTAAATTATTAATTGCATAACCACATTGAGAACAGACAAAAAGTAAATCATCAATACGTTGTAAATTAATATGACATGTATCACATACCATTTGTCTATATTGGGCCTCTAATGGCTTTACTTTAATATAATTTTTTGCAATATTTGTAAATTCAATTAATAGGGACTGCTTAAACTTGTCCTCATCCACTGGTTTATTGCTCAAAAAGTCTATTTTAATGGGGCGTGAAAGTATAGTTTCATATTGTTGTAAAATATTTTTTGTTCTATATCGATACTGAGCTTCTCGAATACCATTTTCTATTAAATAAATATCATTTTCGAGTTTGATTAGTTCTTCTTTGGCGCGTTGTTTTTCAAGTGGAGAAGTTGTATTATTAAATATCCAATTTAAACACTCAAGTCGCTTCTTAAAGTCAGGTAATTGTTCATATTCTACAGTAAATAGCTGTAGAATTTCTTCATTTATTTCAAATATATCGTGTGACAAGGTATATTTTTTAACTGGCTCTACTACTCTAACTAATGTTTTAGAGTTGGTTGGTTTTTCAAAAAAGATTATTTTTCGAGTGGTGGTTTCATCGTAATGATCATTCATTAATTTTTGATCACACTACTTTAAATTTTATTAGATTCAACTAATTTTATTAAAATCATCACAAAAATATTGTGATTTATACCCTTTAATTTAGCGTCTTAAAATAACTTGTTTATTGTTAACTATTTTTTTCCATTTTTTTACAATAAAATATTGTCTATTTATAAATATGAGCAATACTGTTACAAGCGCCTTTATTGATCTTGCTACGTTCGATGAGATAGAGAAATATCTCTATAATGGACCTACAGCAATTACCTATTTCGTACGTTGTGTACGTAAATCTACTTGGTTTGCACAAGTACCTGTACCTTTAACACAAAATGCTGGTAATCCTGATTTTGGTGGTGATGTAGCCTTCCAAATTTCACGTGCCGGTGATTATTTGTTACATGTCTGGCTTCGTGCAACCCTTCCTGCTGTAAGTATCTCTGGTACTTCTGCACAAGGTCGTGGTATTCGTTGGGTTCACAACATAGGCCACAATCTTATCGATCTTACCTGGATCACATTTAATGATCTTAAAGTTCAAGAGTTTGACAACTTCTGGCTTGATATGTGGACAGCACACACTGTCACTGCCAGCAAACGTACCGGTTACAACAATATGATTGGTGCTGTCGCTGATCTAGAAACTAATACTACTAGCTTACCTGCCTATACAATTAATGTTCCGTTGCCTTTCTTCTTTACTCGTGATACTGGTATTGCATTGCCAACGGCTGCCTTACCATATAATGAGATGCGAATTCACTTTGAGTTCCGCAGATGGCAAGACCTTCTAATCTTTGAGGGTGGTGTTAATGCAGTTGAACTTAACACTGCAACCACCTCAATCTCTCTTTCAAATGTACAACTTTGGGCCAACTACGCAGTTGTATCTAACGAAGAGCGTGTCAAGATGGGTAAGTGTCCCCGTGATATGGTTATTGAACAAGTCCAACGTCATGGTGGGCGTGCATTCAATGCTAATTCCACTGGTACTACTGCTAATCAATCCTTTGATATCCGATTCAGTCACTCCATTAAAGCCCTCTTCTGGAATATTTGCAACACAACCATTTGTGTTAATGAAGATGCTCAAGGTGTTGATGGTACTCAAGCTAATGCTGCACGTGAATGGTCTAATTACACTACTGGTGGTGCTTGCTCCGCTGATGATGCTACTCACCAGCTTGCAAACCCTAACGGCCAGAGCGGTACTGATCCAATTCAGCTCAGTTCACTCTTGTACGAGAATACCTACCGTCTATTCCAAATGGGCTCAGATTATTTCTCACTTGTCCAACAATGGTTCTACTGGACCACTATCCCTGAAGAGACCGGTTACCATAGCTACTCCTTTGCTCTCGAGCCAGAGGCTATGGATCCAACTGCCTCTACTAACTTCGGCAAGCTTACTAATGTAAGTCTTCAACTTACTCCATCTGCGGATGCAGTATTTGTGAACAATGCCAGTGCTAGTGACTTCACTACACAAACATTCCAAGTATACATTCGCGGACTCAATTTCAATATTGTCCGTGTATCTGGAGGTGAATTTTGCCTCGAAAAGTATCCGCGCCAGCAAAATATTGGCTCTTTTGCTGGATTAACGCTTGCACACCAATCTCTAAGCATTCAACCGCTTATTGAAGTCAGGTGCTAGTCAACCAAGACTAACAATAGTCTTGTGTGGCGACGTCTTTCAACTGCGGGAATCCCCTTAAGCTTTAACTACCGCTTATCTATAGAAATATATGATATAGCACCAAGGATAGCGACCTTGGGTATGGTAATAACGTTAAAGATTGGGCAATCCGCATCCAAGTCCCTACGTTCGATAAACACATTGTGTTTAATTGATTAGAATATGGGAAAGGTTCAACGACTAAAAGAGACGGGCTTAAGTAGTTTAATCAACTACTGTGATGGCTCAAGATATAGTCTAGTCCAACTCGAAAGAGTTTTGCAAGGTAGAACTTGCAAGTGCAATGATTACAGAAAGAAATATCTGTAGGAGTATGGTATCAACGGCCCTTGGTTTACCTGTACTTTAAATGTACAGTGTTTACCGGTTTTCCAAAAATTTTATTATACTAATATAATAAAATTACAATTTAACCTTAGATATAGGTTTACCTAGTACAAACTTATTTCCATATAAATACTTTATAACCCCAGTCACACCATTACGTGATACAATATCATACACACTTTTATCCCTATTATACACTCGTAATTCACAATCATATTTGCAATGTTCCATTTTTGTTTTCATTTGTAATGGATCTTTATTATAGGTAAAATCTGATTTAACCTCAATTATTAGCTTCTCTTTTATTAAATATATATCAGGAAACCATGGTCTAAACTTATCCATGTAATAATATTGAATAGTAGGTACATTTTGCTCATCTCCTGCTACTATATTATTAGGTGTGGTTGTTCGTAACAAATGTTCTATACAAAAAGGCTCATAACCCATAACCTTCCAAGTATAATTTTTATACTTTACAATTTTTTTCCTATGAAATGAATTTCTCATTGTTCGTTTATGTACTTCTAAATTTTGCATTGGATATTCTTTACCATACTTTTGTAAACAAGTTTTTTTACTTTTTTCTTTAATAGCCTCTAATTGAAACATATTATCAACTCCATGTTTGGCTTGACACGTTGCTTTATATTTAGTTACCTTGCATTTTTGACAACGTTTGCCTATACTAAAATCTCTATACCTAATTTTAGCTATTTCTCCACACTCACACCTATATTTAAGCGGTGTATCCTTGTTAGTATAGGTAGTCTCTAACAGTTCACACCCTTTACTCTTGAATAATTCCTGCAACTCTTTTAGTGCAGTTCTATATTTATCATTTTGACACTTTGGACACTGTGATTTTCTACCCTTTTTCCACAAATTTCTTGCGACCGTCGTAGCTATATTCCCGCAAACACATTTGTATTTTACTTTACGATCTTTTACATTAAAATTAATAAATTCAAAACCTAGTTCTTTACACCTTGTTTTTGCTTTTTCTCCTTCTGTGCTTGGCGGTTTTATACACTCTGCACAAATATTAGTTATTTTACCATCTCTCAATGCTTTGATTTTGTTAGATAAACTTGTTACTTTAATACTAAACTTGTGACCATCTACACAACACAGGGAAAAAGAAGGGTGTTTTTCCATTGTATTCAACTCAACATACTCTTCACAAGTTGTAATAATTGTTACATGGTGCTCTGCTAGTCGTTTGACAAAATTATTGTATTGTCTTGACATAGTAAATTATTACCTTTTAAAAAGCTAGTAATCAATTTTAATATTTGTCGCGTCCCGACTTGATAATAAATAATTGTAAATTTATTGACAATAGATGCATACTAAACGATCATTATCATCCACGTCAAGATGTTCGTCTTCGCAATATATCTCTGAACAGTCGCCTTCACACTCATACTGTCCATAGTCATAACAACCCTTTACTGCACATTGATGCTCAAGACATGTACCCTTTCTATCTGGCTCAGGATTAGGATTACCGTGCTCTGTACAGAAACGTGCGCTGCAAGCACAACACTTACCAGCAATAGGTTTGTCGCATGTGACCCACTTATACTCAATCTGTCGCCATTGATGATTCCAAGGTAACTTATCAATGCCCGGAAACCACCCTTGATATAGCAGCGTGTGGGTACAATCACGCTTAGTCTTCCATTCAATGTGACGTTGTCCGTGTAAACGAATTATCTGGTGGAACCAGCTACATACACGAGTAAGAGCCCTGACATTGATTTTACGACAATAACTAAATATTATACACCATATTTCAGCTGGGATATCATAAATCTCTAGAGAGACCTTACGTGATACTTTACGTCGTTTTACTGAACCATTCATCGGTTCTTAAAAGTATTACTATTTAAATTCAATTTTTTATGCAGCCTCAGCTTCCACGTGCAACCCTTTCCACATGTCGAGTAAAATGCGTGCCCTACACTTATTATCTAAATGTGACTGAATATCTCTTATAATTCGATCTGAATCTCTAAATTTACTCTCGCGACCATTGTCCCCCATTTTTATGACAGGTTCGTAATGCAGTCCATCCAAATAACTAAGGAGTATAGTTGGATTATTAGGATTATATTGATGTACAGGGATGATTTTACACGCATCAATGTCTAATATATAGATATTAATACCGAGTATATAGGACATGTAATAAATATCTATTTGACCTAGCCATATACTAGTATTCGAGAGGATTTTAATATAAATTTCAACAGGACTTAGCTGTTGGTCTTGTATTCTTTTTAGTGTAGCTGCACTGAAATAATCTTCGACAGTATGTGCTGTAATATAGTCTGATAACCCAGATTTTTCAAAGTTTGTCTCCTCTTCACGACTATGTTGTACTAGGAGTTCCCTTGCATAGGTTGTTCGACATAACCTTCCCATTTTACCTCTCTCCTTTTCAGTAGCATTAATATATTCAGGAAAGAGACATTGCAGTATAGAATGTATTAGACAACTACCATCGCCTATAGTGCCTTCCCGACGAAAATCATATCCTAAAATATCAGTTAATTTGTCTGGCAGTTGCTCTAACTCGTCATTTAAAAGCATTTGTGTTTGGTCTAAATTCTCATTATCTGACCAACTACTAAACAGGCCCCCGCTGGGACCAGCCGCTAAACCCTTGTCGTACAGTTGTGTGCACGTATCCCACCACGACACCCGCTTAGTAGTTGGTTGTGGTGCATCTGGTTCTGACTCGGAGTCCGTGTCTTGATACAATGCCTCTATTTCTTCTTTAGTAAATAATGTCTGGCTATCGTGCATAGCCATAGCTAAATTTAGTGTTAGAATCATTATTAACATTCAATTTCGTGTATTAAAAAACTGATATAACATCCCTTTATTTAATAGCCAGTAATGTCTATTTATTACAAGTTTTAGAAGTGAACCAGTTGTCACTTCTTGAATATAAATATGTAAATTTACATATTTATATATATTTTTTTTACCTCTACATAACATCCTTGGACGAATTCATGTATTCCACAAATTTGTTGACAGCTTGACAATGCGTCATTGGGGTGCTCACTAGTTTCGTCTCTTGCAATTCGCGATACTCTAGCTCTCCAGAGCCATTAATTTCAATAGTGTTAAACTTACCAACTACTGATGCACCAATGCTACCATCTCCAAAGACTTCCGGAATCTTCTCAGTTCGAATATAGATCACCTCTAACAGCTTTTCTGCAATTGTAATCGCAATGTCTGGTACTGGAGGGTCTTCATTGCGCAAATCTATTATCATTTGATCCATGTACCTTTTGTCCTCCTCCGCAGAACCGCGCTCAAATACACGTGTGTCAGACATTTTGTTGGTATTTTTGTACTTTTATGTTTTTATAATATCAATTTTTTAATCATGCGTCCCCACATGTTTGTCTCTGTGCTTAGGACAGTCCAAACAAATCAATCCCACGCACTGCAGTCTGTGTGCCGAAGAACAACACGCGTGTATACAAAAGCAGCACACATACTTACTGTTACACTTGCAATCTGAATGTTTCTCATATCGCTTCCAGGCAGGGTTGGTCGCTGGATCAGGAGGCACATACTCTTCCTCATCTTCCTCTTCCTCATCTTCCTGGTCAACAGGACAAAACTCCATATGTTCACCAGCAATTTCACAATACGCGCATTGATGATCCCCGTGCTCATCTACACACATGTTGCACGCCGTCTCGTCAACATTACAATTGGGGTAATCATAACCTGGGTCAGCTCGAAGAGCTTTGAGATATGGAAGTTGGGTAAACGTAGTCATAACTACTGGGTAAGTACTAGGAATATGTGCCTTTCACCACGTTTAGAAGCGTTAAAATCAGTTTTCTACACCTAAATAACGTAATGGTATTTATGGCTTCGTACAAACTTTCCTATTTTTCCCTTAAATTTGATGTCCTTGGATAAAGGGGGACAATCTTTTGCCTTTACTGTAATATTGGTAACATGTATTTCGTTGTTAGATTTAGGTTTTGTGTAGACTAAATAACCATGTTGATTTGCAGTTTGTTGAGAGTACCATCCATATAGTTTATTAGAGTATTTTCTAATAAATATTCGAGTTGCCATTTGGAGAATAAATAAAATATTAATGTAATTATCATTTTTTTTTATAATTACATTTTTGGCGATTCCTTTGCTAAGAGCCTGCGTTTTTTTTTTGAATTCGTTTAACTTCAGTTATATGTTTATTACATGATTTCCCGTAACCCTTTCCGCACCATTCTGTGCGAATTGGCCAGTAACAATTACAAGGATGTGTATTATTTACACGCCAACATTGATGTGGTATGATATTTCCAACCTCATCAATAAACTCTGACATATATTTAATAATCCATTTCTTTTAATATACTATAATAGCTAAATGGTACATAATAACGCTGTGTACCATTACTATCTAACTTTACTTTAATATAATATAATCTTAGTTTCATGTCATGTTCTTCAAGTGGTCGGGGTCGAGGAAGATATCTAGTATTTAAAATAAACGCGTACTGATATACTTGTAAAAATCCTTGATCCTCTGCGCTAATCACTACTTCTTCGCCGCGAAGTCGTTGGAGTCCCGCATGCATCAGTCGTTGGACTGCTTCTTCAAATAGTTGACGGTGTTGCTTGGTCATTAACCGTGCAATAAAGGGATAGGAAGCTGTTAGTAGAGCCATCTTATACTCTAATTTAGTAAAAGACTAATGTATATTAATCAATTTTTTACTAGGCCCCAACACTGCCCATCCATGACCCGTAACATCAAGTGACACATCATCATCATCTTCGTCAAAATCAGCAGACGCAGTAACTTGTTTGGGAGCCTTTTCCCATATAACTTTAGAGTTATCTAGTGTATTAGGAGTGGGTCCTCCCATTAATGGAAAATCATCGTCAACAAATGGAAAACTTGGTGTAGGGGGGATACGAGCTTTGGTATGACCCAGTGCTTGACGTTGTCGAGGTCTAGACTGTCTTGCGTGAAAAGTTCGTCTTCTCTCATATGCAGCGTCAACGACGGCTGCGCTGTCTGCACTACAATAGACACGGCCCACATGAGAAACACAATAGCCTATACCAGGAAAAGTTGTATCTGGATAGGAATGTGTCCATTCTAAAGTGTCAAGTTCAAAATGATCAAATCTACAGGTGGAGTTGGAACAACGTCCTGGTGTCTTTTGATGGAACCAGATACAAGGTCTATGCAAATGAAGGGGTTTTTTTAATTTTTCAACTTTAATATGGGCGAAAATACATTCTTCTGCTGTCTTTGTACAATTTCCATTATTGTAAAACCAACATGGTTGTTTGGCGCGTCTAGGTTGTCTAGGTTGTTGTGGATCTAATTTATGTGAATAATTACATTTATTTCCATATGGACAGGAACCTGTATTAACCCAATTACGACAGGCATTTACTCTTGATGCTCCATATTTTTTAGTAGACCTCCATTTTAATTCATCAGTCATTATTATTATTATTATTATTATTCGATCTACCTTTAAAGATACTTTATAAATGCAAATCAATTTTACTTAGTTTCAATTTTTAGTAGAATATAAAAAAAGCTTTTAAACAGTTATCTATCTTTATCTTATATATGGCGAGTCCTAAACGAATTAATAATGAATTTATTAATCTTCGTAATGAATTAGCACAATCTACGCATAATATGATCACTGCTGAACCAGTTGAAGATAATATTTATGAATGGTTAGCTATTATTAAACCATTAGAGACTTCTTTGTATCATGGAGGTACATTTACATTACGAATTACAATACCTTTACAATATCCCTTTAAACCTCCCAAATTAAAATTCATAACTAAAATATTTCATCCTAATATCAGTCGAAGTGGATCTATATGTATAGACATTTTACAAAATAATTGGAGTCCCGCATTAAGTATATCCAAAGTGTTATTATCACTTGTTAGTTTATTAGATGATCCCAATCCTGATGACCCCCTTGAGCCTGAAATAGCAGATTTGTATAATAATGATAGAGCTTTGTATATAGAAACTGTACAAGAGTGGGTAAGTAGATATGCATCAGGTTAATCTTTTTAAAATTTTTAACTGTAAAAAGATTTACTTCCCTTTTATAATTGATGATGACATACGTTTTCCAAATTCATTTTCTTTCATGTTCTCAATCTCCATACACGCTGTTTTTATCTCTGATAATTCATTAATGCGTTTTGCCAGCTCAATACACTGACTAAACCGTTTATCATGTAGACCACCTGACTCAATCAGCTCTTCTCGTTCATTAATTAATAAATCAACTTCATCATCTATAATACTATAATTTTTATTTTTAATTCCAGCTAAGACTGCTCTTACTAATGGCATTCCAGAAATTTCTGTAACCAACGACCCGTCACTATTTCTAAACTGTAATTTATTTCTAGATTTATCTGCATAATGTATATTATCTTTTAAGGGAAAGTCCAATGCATATTTAGCATATCCTTCTGCACCTTGATTAATATAGTCTATATTAAGATTATCGCTGAATTTATTAAAATGGTCTTGGGTTAATGGTACAAGATTATTAAGAATATTAGTGGTACTCCGATATGTAGTAGGTTTGTCAATAGCTCTATTTGTGATTCGTTCTAATTGAGCTTTTATTTCTTGTAATTCTTTATCTTTATCCTTTACTTGCTGTTGTAAAAGATTATTAATCGCATCTTTTTCTCTAATGATTCCTTCGACTTTTATGGCTACCTGATACTCGATACACACAACATAATGTTGTCGTAAATTTTGTTTAGTTGATAACATTGTATCACAATGTTCACAATAAAAGGACCTTAGTACATTATTTTGAATCTTTAAACAATACTTTGTTTCTCTTTGATGCTTCCTTAATACATCCGTTCTACTGAATGATTTTGCGCAATATTGACATATTGTACGCGCCATAAATATACCAGTCATTGTCTTTAAATCTATTACCATTATTTCCCACCAAAAACCATTAAAATTAGAGGGGATAAATGATATCCTCCCTTGACATTTACCCTTCCCCACCAAAAATCCACCAAAACCCCACCATAAATTAAAATTAATTTTAATTTATCCTGTTGATAACACCAGCTTATGTTTTTATGCTAAAAACATAAATTACCATAAATATTAGTAAATTTCAAAAACGGGGTTTTGGTTAATAATCGTTATTTATGGGGTAACCAGGGTGGGTTTAATAAAAAAAAGGGAAATAATATAAAATTTTCAAAAACACACAAATACTGTGTGTTTTTTGAAAATTCGTTTGAAAGAATAGATTTTTGGTCAAATTCTGAAACCAAGTGATTTTTATATTCTTGTTCTATGAATTATTTCTAAATTTTTTTATACTTCATTATTATTTCATTCACCTAAAATACTCGGATCTTAAATTAGTTAAAAAGAAATACACATATTTTAAAATGAATGTTATTACACAAATGTTTAAACGTATAGACACACCGTTGCAGGGCAAAATGCCGACATGCCATTGTTGTTGCAAGTATAGTTGTGATTGTGAACCAGAAATGTATACTTTAGAAGATATTGTGGACGGTAATTATACAGCATGGAAACAACTCTGTAAAGCTTACTGGGAACAAGTATTATTTCCTGATGATGAATAATAAAATAAAACTGATTATATATACCCTGTATTCAGGTATATATAAATGGAATATCCAAAAAATTTAAATAAAATCAAAGTTAAAAAACGTTGGGACATGGCACTTCAAAAACTAGATACTAATGAACTTTTAAACTTGTATACACATTATTATCACAGAACCGAGGAGGATATACCAGCCTTGAGTACAATTGCAGAGTTTTTACCTATATTTTTAGAAGGTGACTTATCTCAATTATCTAATATGGCAACCTTATTTACAGACACTCCTTTTAAAGAAGTATACTCCCAAATTTGTATTAAAATTAAACAGTTGTGTAACCCAGGGTCAGTAGATGTTGAAATGACTGAAGCTATAGAGTAGCGCGGCTTAAGATCGGGTATATTTCAATGTAATCCATGGTAAGAATAATACCAGGATGCCTATTACAGCTAATTTGACAATCTCAATATCAGTTACACTATAAATAAGTGCCAAGGCGGTTCCTGTATGTAGCAATCCAAATACATAATACGCCCAAGCATTTTTCATGGGAGTATTATACTGCACAGCGAAATTATTACCTTCTGCAAACAACATGCCACCAGCCAATATCAATACAGCTTCTTTAGTGTGTGGTAAATTATACTTGGTAGCAAAAATAATGTAGATTAAAAGAGGTAATAAAAACCATGGAATAATTGCGGCGGCCCCCTGTTGCCAAGGTTCTATATTATCTACATAATCAGTCATACCCAAGACGTTTTTCATGGAGTTTGCTAAAAAGGGGGCATTTTTATTCCAGTTAAATTTAAAAGCGGATAAGGTATCTATCCAATAGGATGTTAATATATAAATACCTGCACAAACATAAATAATTTGTTTATTTATCATCTTACTTTATATCAATATATAATTTCTTTTTTACGCTGCTGCAACATCTGCAGAATTTCTTTTGTTATTCTTGGTATTATTATTTTTTTATACTGTGTTTGATTAGGATGTAATATTACTAAAAACATCTCTGATACCTCTTTATTATAATACTTTTCAATAATCATCCGATATACATTTAATTGTAATATATAGTGCCAATAATTACAATTATCAATTTGTGCTAAAGGTCCATACCCCTTTTCCCACCCATTACTCATACGAATTTCCTTTGATCGTTTCCAATCTGCTATTATTACACTATCTTTATTTATAGGATCCTGATATATCATATCCACTGACCCAGCTAAGCGATATATACTACTGTATATTCTCCATTCAGTCCTAAATGGTATTAAATCTTCATGGTCTTTTAAATACTCTAAAAATAATTTATATTCTGGAGTATCAGTAAACCCTGGATTATAGGGTATGTTATTGTAATAGTTCTCTATATTTAGATGCATTTCTGTACCCAAATTTGCTGCGGACATTCCATTTTGTTTCCACATGTCTTTTATTTGTTGATTAGTAAGCTTGTAATATTTATTTTGAGGACCCCAATTTTTTCCTGCTCTCATTCGTTTTATAATGAAATCAGAATTGAATGCAGGAAAAAATTCATGTATCCAAGTTGTAACTGACTTATAACCGCTCTTACCATTAATAGTATAAGTGTGAGTGTTTTCTGTAAATTGTATATTTTTATCTCGAGGATGTGCATTGGTAACTTCTAACGCCATTATATTCAGGGTGTAATTGTATTTAAATCATATAAACATTACATCAAAAATATATATGGAGTCTTTACCTGAAGAATGTATCGAATATATATTTTCGTTTTTAGATTATAAAGTAAAATTAGTTGATATAGCCTGTGTTTGTGAGAGATTTGCCAGAATTATTGATGGCAACTTTTTACATAAAGTGTGGCAAATTAATCACCGAAAACACATTGGTAGCACTGTATCTGATTTTGCTGTAACCAATGATAACTGGACTATATTGCGAAGAACTTTACCTGAAGAATTACAAACAGACTATGCTAAATTTCATGCAATAAATTATGATAAATTATTATATGACTTGTTATATAAAGTTATTCATCACAAGGCACATAATTGTACCTGGTATTTAAGCGAAATGATTGATATCACCCGATTAACCCCCAAATATGTTTTTAAAGGTTGTTTGTTAACGGAGGCTATAAAGCGCGATAATTCAATAGCCTTAGAAATATTTTTACAGCAGGATATTATTTCCCAAGACAAAACTTGGATGGCGCGTCTTGCCATTCAGGAGAGTAATATATCAGTGCTCAAACTATTATATAAATATGGTATACTCTATAAATATGCAATGAAGCAGTCAGTGTTAATGAATGCACTTGCAATGTACCGTCCAACTTATTATAAATGTCACCCTTCTCAGAATGCCGTGTTTAAATTTTTAATTGAACTTGGTGGTAATATTAATAAATATCCAGTATTAATAACTGCTATTAACAAGCGTGTATCATCTGAGATTCTTGAACTATTATTAAAAAATGGTGCAATGGATGATAACGCGATTTACAGCGTTATGGCTAAACGGTGGTCTGCGCCAGAGAAAAAATGGTATTTAGATTTATTACGAGCGTATGGTTGCCCCGAACCAGCTCACCCTCCTCCACCTCCTGATCCCTATACATTGTCATGGGGAGGCGATGGTTTGCCACACTGTAACTATGTAATGCTATCACAGGATGAACGTCGTGCCTTTGCTAACGCTCCCCGTAACTAGCTGTTCGAGGACATGTAGTGCTTTACCGTCGTGCCTTGCCAGCCCCTCTACAACACTGTTCGTGGGCTGTTCAGCCCTGAAAAATTGATTCTTTGTCTCAAGTTCTTCAGAATAGCAGATTCAACTTACTGTTGCTCTTAATCACTATGATAGGCTTCGTTATCTGCGTTATCTGCATCTTCTTTCTCTTCCCAGCGCGCTTTCTCTACTCCTACTACTACCCGCGTCATTCCTACTACCTATACAAGGCCGACTTTCGCGACGCGAAGATCAAGCTACAGCAGGTGATTCATGACGCAAAGGTCAAGCTAAAGATCAAGCTACAGCAGGCAACCCGCTATGCAAAGGTCAAGCTACAGCAGGCAGACCGCATCGTATCCTCCGTTATACGTCAGGCCTTGATTGTCAATCATCTGTTCTTATGGTCGCGCATATGTCTTCAAGCGTTGAGGTATATTTGGGCATTCATCGTGTTCGCTATGTTCGCGCACATTGTTATTTCATACTTTTTGTATGGTACTGTTATAACTACGTTTTTTGTCATAGTCGCAGGTGTGGATAACAAAACGAAAATATTCAACTTTCCTCTTTACTACCCTGACAGAAACACGGGTGACTTTCGTGCGATTTTGGTTCAACTCGGTTGGTTTGTAGTGTATGAAGTTGTCGGTCGGATTCTAGTGTATACACTCTTTAACTATTACTACGGTGTTGTATTTCTCTCAGTTTGCCTGGGCGTGAAGTTATACCTAGAAATTGGTTTCCCTCAACCTCCCCCACCACCAGTGTACCAAGAACCAGATCCAGAGCCAGTGTACCAAGAACCACCAGTGTACCAAGAACCACTACCATACCAATACAACGGTCCTTACCTCGACGCCATTCGTGGAGCAGTTGATATATCCGTTCCTAATAAAAAGAAAGCAAAAAAACTAATAAAAAAGATGCAAAAGGCGCTGGTGAAGCTACAAGCCCTGGAGAGACCAGTGCAGTGATTTTGCGCACTATATTAAATATATGAATGAATATTCATTCATATAACGAAAAATTGAACTTTTACTTACTAGTCTACTAATAGACAACACCATGAACTTTCAACGTTTCTACACCATTGAAAATTCATATCAGCCAAAGTATTGGAACAATATTAGTGAATGGAGAACCAATGATTACGAGTGGGTGGTTACTGAGAAAGTCCATGGGTCAAATCTGTCATATTGGACCAAGAATGGTGAAACTGTTCAAGTAGCTAAGCGAAATAATTTTATGAAGCCCTTGCATATACCAGGTTGGTTCAACTCTCAAACTGTACTTAACAAGTATAAACAGGGTGTATTTAAGATTTGGAAGGCTGTTGGAGGTGGGGAATGTGTAATTTATGGTGAGCTGTTTGGAGGTCATTATGGTGATTTAGTTGTCGCAGGTGCTAGAGAAGTGCAACAAGGTGTTGAATATTGTCCCCAAAACGAGTTTTATGCCTTTGATATATGTGTTGATGGCAAGTATTTAGATTATGATAAATGTGTAGAACTGTTCAAGATGGCTGGCTTCTTTTATGCACTTCCATTGTTCAAGGGACCTTTTAAAGAAGCTCTTGAATGGTCGAAAGAACATTGTGGTGATCCTACAACAATCCCAGAATTGCTAGGATTAGCACCACTGCCTCTAAATAAACGGGAGGGTCATGTATTAAAACCATGTACTCCCTGTTATCTAGAAGGAGAGATGGTTGCAGTGAAAAATAAAAATGAGCATTTTATGGAAATACAACAGGCAAAGAAACCCCGACCAACTATTAAAAACTATCCGCTTTCATCTCCTTGTGCTGCTTTTATTAACCGGGCATTGGACTATATTAATGAACAACGGTATCAAAGTGTAGTTAGTAAAGGGGATGTAACTATTGTTAAGAAAAATATTTTATTGCTACTAACATTGTTAGTAAAAGATGCGTTGGTAGATATAAATAAAGATATGGGGGAGGAAAAGGATAAATTAGGAGGAGAAATACATGAACCTTTAATTAAAAGTCTTACTGACTCGGCACGCACACTAGTTGTTGCACAATTTAAAAAGTAACTAAAATTAAATATTTATAAAATATAAATGAATTTAACGTTATACTTTGGCATAGCGACTATTATTTTATTAGCATGGTTAGTACTTTTCCGTATGCCTTGTCAATGTAAAAAGAGAGAGAAAATGGAAATTCCATTTGGATTAAATTGGTGCGGCCCTTCAGATGTACCCTGTTCAGCCTGGGGTAACGTACAAAATTGGGCCAGTTTACCAGGAGTAAACCCGTTAGGTAATGTGAAAAATTGGATCCCTGTTGGAAGTCCAATTACCCAAGGACAATATGGACTAAGACAACCTGTACTGCCTTTATCGGAAACAGGAAATTATCAATTTCCTACCAAGCTTAGTCAGACTGTTCCAGACCCTCTAGTAGGGTTTTAATTAAACTTTATTGAACCATAAAATTCAACAAAGTTAATAACTGAACGCTATAATACCGTTACGTCTATAGTAATCTATATTATTAGTAATCCACTTTGAAGTTTGCCATTTGGTTATGCGTTGTTCTCCAAACATGCTGGCTGGAACGCGATATTCGCGTACAGTAGTTTCATTATGTTTAATATGAATATATATATCAAGAACACTAGAATGAACCAAGTGTAATTTATGACGTGCTGTTATTGGCAAGAAAATACTTATTCGTTGGGACAGATCAATTTGAATAGTATGACTACCTACTTTATTTAGACTGTGGTGTGAGTTTGATGTAGCGTTAATTTTAAGATTATTACATCTAATTATTTCCATTATACTCATAGTGTATTCATATATCAAAGTACACTGATTGCAGGATTCTATAGTAATATTATTAACACCCGCAGGTATAATTATAGTTGTTTGTGTACATTGATCAATGTATACAGAGTGACGTTGACGTAACTTATTAGGGTCTAAACGAACTATATTATTATTAATGGCTGTAATAACCCAGCGTTGACCATCTAAATACGGTACTCCAACTTCATAATCAACATCCATAGCTACTGATTCCTCTGTAATATCAACATCTAGAATCATTGCAATATCTTGTAAACCATAATCGCTTATATTAATCTTTTTGGACATTAATATAAGAAATGTTTTTATTTTTATAATTTACTCTTTACCATTACAATAGGTACACTCAGTGCGTTTACACTTACCAATAGCTTCCACTGGAAAACCTGCGCGTCGCCACATATCACATCTTTCAAACCTAAGCATAGAGTTGCAATACCAACATTCGGGAAGGTTGCAGTCTGTTATCATATAATCGGGGACAAAACGTCGCCAAATATCGCATCGTTGCAAGTCTTGGGTGAACACCATTTGGTCGTTAGACACAGCCTGACTCAGATATTGCTGGTTTGCCATAATGTATCTGTTGTTGATTCTAATCACATCTGTTTAAATCAATTTGTTCCCCAAAGATACATCAATCCTGGGGTGGTTTAGGGAGGTTGTCCATTGCATCTTGGAAGGTAGTATGATCACCTTCTCGTTGGGCCTTGACAGCACGGAAGTTTTGTATCTTCGCCTGTTTTTGATGAAGTCTAGTGGTTACACGTTGTGTCGTTGCTTGTCCTTTTTGCGTCCCCAGCTGATAACTTTTACATTCCTTACGCATTTTAGCAAACAATCCCTTGTCTTTAGGATCTACTTTTCCTCCGCCAGCTTCAAACGCCCCTTTAAGCAACTTATCATGATCGGTTGAACATTCTTTGTAGCAGGCAGTACAGCTGCGTTCATAGTTTTGGGCGTGTTGAAGAGCCTTATCGGTTTTATTTACATTAAATAAATCAGATCCGAGAGGTTGTTTCATATACGTATTGCACGCATTACAGGTTGATGTTCGCATTCTCTTACTTTGGCTAGCATCGCTTAGCATCATCGCGCGTTTGCGAGTCGGAGTAAAATAAAAACAGAGACCACAAACAACTGTACCAATTATTAAGAGAACTCCTAAAGTACGCCATTTGTAGGCTGTATTATTTTGTTGAGAGCTGTTGAGAGACTTGTGTGGATTATTAAAATATAGCCATATACCGAGCACTAAAACTGCTGCTAAAATAAACCAGTATAGCGTGTTCTTTTGCATTTAATAAAACACAAGAAAAAATTTAAGAATAACCATAACCAGCAGAATAATTATATTGTTTGGTTAAATTTTTAGATGTTTTAGTTGCCTCAGGAAATTGACTACTAAATTTAAACTGGGGTAGAAATGCTGCATTAGGATCATTTACAAATTGGTTATATTCATTGCCTCTATAAATCCCATAAATGTCATAAGTCCGATGAAGCCCTGCACAATATCCTGCTTGACATATTTCTCCCGGATCACAATCCGTATCTTCTCTACATAAAGTAGTTCCAGGAATACCAGCTCGATATCCATCACTATACCATACACGACTACGATTATCTAATCCTTCGTATTTAGAAGATGCCAAATAAACAATTATACAAAGTAAGACTATAAATAATAATATAAGATACATTATAATTTACCAATATTATAATTAGTCTAGGCAGCAATTAAAGTAGGTATAAGTTCATTATTATATTGTTCCGGAGTAATATACCCCTCTTTCACATCTTTTAAACTCCACATCATTTGTGTTGATCCTAGCATCCCACCGGAATAGCGTAAATTTTTATCATTAAAGTTATTTAGTGAAAGTGACATACGATGACAACCATTTAGAACCAGATAAACACAGTATATAGTATCAACAGGCTTAACAGTTGTTGTAAGTTTTACTGTATGCATTTGACAACTTTCCAAAAAGAACAGTTGATCTTTATTTATGGGGCGAGTTATCCATTTGTTTCCAGGTCGTATTTTAATGTTAGATAATTCCCAATCGTCTGTTGTTAGCTTGCATTTAACAATGTTACAAACGATACTAGTAGTGGGTATACACAAACCTGCAAATATTCCATATCGAGGTATAATACATTCATAACTATTATCTACTTTTGTCCAATCCAGTGCTACTGCGATGGTGTGAGCCTTGTAATCTAGTGATGTTATATCATCTCTTGGAATATTTGACAGTTTCTTTGTAAGCCATTCATTATTCCATACAGCTGATTGTTGAAACATACTTTCTTTTTTATATTTTAAAAACTCTATATCTGGTGGTGTTAAAGCCTGTGCTAAGAAGGATACTAGACCAACTGAACAATCTGCCTCTATTGCATTTTTTACTATTTCTGTCATTTTAAATATTAAAGTTTAAATATTTAAACTAACATAAAAGACTTTTAAAAGTCTCGTCCATAATCATATCAATCAAAGGATTCCCTGTAACAGCTGGTCGTTCAACAACAATAGCGAGTCCTGGTATAAGCGGTACTCTTGCTAAATCACATATAGTAGTTGGAGGAATGACTGTCGTGGTTTGGGTGCAACCAGGGGTAGTATATTCAATAATTTCTTCAAAAGAAGACTGTTGGTCTTGTAATACAAATAGTTTAGTAATAGCAATAGGCAGCGATATTTGGCTTAATAAAAAATCTTGCCGTTTATAATAGACGTAATATATCAACAGCTTAAATAACTTTAATGTTTTCATTATTAAAGTTATTAATTTATCTTTAATTCCTTACAACTTCTTTTAATTCAATTAATCAACTTCTTCAACAACAGGAACGGTTGAAGCAGATGGTTCTCCAGGTGTTTTCATTTCTGGATCGGATTGTGCATACATTCGGCTAATAATTGGTTTAAACATTGTATCAAGTTCTTCACGTTTGGTAACGTAAATTTCTTTGGTTTCATTTTGATGTTCTTCTAACCACTCAATTGTTTCTTTGCACGTGGTTTCAATAGTTTGAACATCTTCTTCTGGCATAGTTTCTTTTAGTTTATCTGTAACCATGTTACGAATTTGATATGAATAATTTTCAAGACCATTTTTGGCCTCTATTGTTTCCTTGTAATTTTTATCCTGGTTAGCATATTGTTCAGCTTCATTAACCAAACGGGCAATTTCCTGTGCACTCAAACGACCCTTATCATTAGTAATAGTAATACTATTTTCTGTTCCTGTTGCTTTTTCGATTGCCTTTACATTAAGAATACCATCTGTATTAAGTTCGTATGTAATTTCGATTTTTGGTGTACCCCTTGGAGCTGGCGGAAATCCAGAAAGTTCAAATGTACCCAATAGATTACAGTCAGTTGTACGCGCTCGTTCTCCTTCAAACACTTTAATAGTTACACCTGGTTGATTATCTGAATAAGTACTAAAAGTTTCTGTCTTTTCAACTGGTATAGTACTATTTCTTTTAATTAGTACAGTCATAACTTCACCAGCAGTTTCAATACCAAGAGAAAGGGGAGTAATATCCAATAATACTACCTTATCAGTAATTTCATTACTGACGCCACTTAATACAGCAGCTTGGACAGCAGCTCCATAAGCTACAGCTTCATCAGGATTAATTTTTTGACACAACTCTTTGCCATTAAAGAATGCTGAAAGTAAGTGTTGAATTCGGGGAATACGCGTACTACCTCCAACCAGAACAATTTCATCAATATTTCCTTTGCTAACATTTCCATCACGAAGAACTTTTTCAACAGGCGCCATTGTTCGTTTGAAAATATCTTCACATAAATTCTCAAAACGTGGTCTACTTATAGTAGTATTATAATCTTGACCATCTACTAATGATTCGATTTGAATCGTAGCATTAGCTGAAGAGGATAATGTCATTTTAGCCCGTTCACATGCACTACGCAGTCGACGAACAGCCCGTTTGTTTTTAGTTAAATCTGTATGCATTTTACGTTTAATTTCAGTTAAACAATGCTCAAGTAGGCGCTGGTCAAGATCAGCACCACCTAAATGGGTATCACCAGCAGTTGCAACAACTTCAAAGAGACCGTCATCTATACTCAACAGTGATACATCAAAAGTACCACCTCCAAAATCAAATACAAGTATAGTTTTTTCTTTAGATTCTTCTAAACCATATGCCATAGCCGCTGCAGTTGGCTCGTTAATAATACGAAGTACTTCTAAACCAGCAATACGTCCAGCATCCTTTGTCGCTTGACGTTGTGAATCATTAAAATAGGCTGGAACAGTAACAACTGCCTTTGTAACAGAACGACCTAAATAAGCTTCAGCAATGTTTTTCATTTTAGCTAAAAC